TCATTGCAAAACCCTAGGGCTTGGCGGTGTGGATGGGCTTGATGGTACTGTGTAACCAGCATTTCCTACTACGCTAGTTGCGTACCCTTGTGGCGTTGTTATAACGATCTGATTTGGGTAGATTGTGGCAGTTTGGGTTGTATAACCCATTGGGTTTACAAATTGCGCTGTATTGCCATTTATTTGAACTGTACCCATGTTGTAACCCCTAGCATCAGTCATTGGATAAGTTTGAGCTTTTGGCTCGATTGTATGCAAACATAACAAAAAACCAGCAGCAATACCTAGTACGATTTTTACAAAATTTGATTCCATTTAATTCCCCTTAAATGTTTACTCGTTATTGAGTAATTACAATTTATTACCAATTTCCCCTATTTGCACTACTTATTTACCCTAAGTTGCCAAAAAGCGACAAGGCTGTATTTGGCAGTTTCTATCAATAGGGCAGAAAGCCGCAAAATTCCCTAATTACTGCATCCTACATTGGCGGCTTAACGCCTTGATAAAAGGTGAGGTGGCAGGATTCCGTGATATATGGTTGCGAAAGGGGAAATCGCACCTACCACCTCTTGATTAGTTTAACTTATTTTTAAGCTTAAATACTTTTAACAAAGATATGAAAGCTTCATACCCATCTTTAAGTTCTTGTTCTGGGTGAATTTTAATAGCAACTTCATGGGTATCACCGTTTACAAAGACATTTGCACATATAGCGCCTGGGCATAAAGCTTCTCTATAGGCTGCCAACTGCAAGGTATACTCCCAATAGGGTGTTAATTCACCAGGGGATTTTTCTGTACTTTTGAAGTCAATTACTACCCCAGGCAAGTTATTAATTGGGTCGGCCTTGCAATACAAATCGCATTTGCCGCCATAACCTTCTGGGTGGCTAAATGACTTTTCTGACAACCAGAGGCGTTTTCCAAAGGTTGTATCCAAATGCTCTTGAATCCTAGTGATATAAGCAGGCCACTCAGGTAAATAAACACAAGAGAAGTAACTATCAAGAACGTCATGTATAGCAGTTCCCCTTTGTGCAGCTTCTTTACTTTTTCCTTTGGCAAGTTCAAGTATCCTTGATACCCATTCTTTTTCATTTTCCCCATCCCATCTTGGATATTCAACTGCAGCGTATAGTACTTGAGTCTGTTTCCAAGTATCAAGACCTGCTTTAGACAACATAGAATTGATTGTGGTAACGCTAGGAACCAAGTTTTGTTCTCTAGCATCCCTGACGTTTGTGTTACGTTCTTTGCCGTTTTTACCTAGAACGGTGTAGCGTGGTTCACCTGTGGTTCCACAATACCAATGATCTGCCATATTTTTCCCCTTTAAATTTACTACTTAATTTGCAACTGCAAAATTCTCATTCTATCAGCATCGTCTTTAACAATGTCTGCTGCCAATTGAAATGCTGTGTTTAAAACGCTTTCAAGACCTTCTAATGTCATAGAGATTAGTTGTCTTTCTTCATCCACATGGAATTCTTCTGTGTGAATAACGGCTTTTTCTTTAATCATACAATTCAACTGGCTGTGCATATTAACTCCTAGAATGGTACAGCATCATCTTCAATGGTGTGTTTAGGTAGTTCGTCAGCGCCTGCTTCTTTAAAACCAATAGGCAATTTTTCTTTACCAATAGAAACGCTAAAAAACTTACCGTTTTTACCTTCTTTTACCCATGCGCTGAGCCAATGCTCCTTATTATTAGTCATAATCGTACCTGTATAGTCAGGATGATTTGGTTCAGTTTTTCTGGTGTTCTTGAACAGCGATCCGCTGCCTTCCTTAGGTATAAAAGCCATTATTCCATCTCCACAGGTTTTGCTACAAATTTTAAATTAGGTTTGTTGTTTGATGCTGCATTGCCATCATCATCGGATTGAACAATTCCAATAAACGCAGAAAGGCTATAACGCCTCATATAAGAAAGTGCTGAGCCGCAACCCTGCACATCCATTTTTTGAACAGGAACAGACATTTCTTGTTCTATCCATTCTCCTGACGAATGACAAAGTTTAGTGACAAGCCACATACGGCCTTCAAAATAATTGCCAGGCATTTGAATGACACATAAATTATTATCAGCAAGCAAACTACGGCAAGCGTCCCAAACAGATTCAAGATCAGCGTACTTAGATTTAAAGAATGGGTTGGCAGAATCTTTGACCGCATAAGTTAATTTACCTTGTACGATTGATAATGCTTTTGCTAGGTTTGCAATAGATTCAGATTGACTCATTCTTCGCCTCCAATCATTAAATCAGCCAAACAAAAAGCATCTTCAATAATCCAATCCATTCCTTGTCTTTTTAAAATTTCTTCAAAATTAGGATTTGCTAATTTTCCTTGAATAATATGAGCAACATAAAAATCTTTTTTAGTTATTTGATTTTCTGTATTAAAAAATCCTACTCCATCTGCGTATGCAATCATTGCGCACCTCCAAACACATTGCCAAAATCTTCAAATACAGATTGCAACAAAACATTGCGTTTGTTGTTGGGTTTACCGCAAGCTGCACGGATTACATCCACATCGTCTTGTGACAACTCTGTGCCGTATTCCATGTTATCTAACGCTACTTCTAAGCGTTCTTCCATTTCCATCATTACTTGTGCCATTTCATCCATGTTATTTCTCCCTTTGGCATAGCAAAATTGCTATAGGTACAACTATATCACACTATTGAACTTTGCAAACTATTAAATTTAAGTAATGCAAATAAACAACATATGAGTTAAACTATGCAATATGGAAAAATTAAAATTAACCGATTCGGCTATAATTGATTTGTTGGGTGGCACAGCAAAAGTAGCAAGAATGTGTAAATGCGACCAAGCAACTGTTTCAACTTGGCGCAAAAGAGGTATAGCACATGGGCCATTAATGCTTTTAGCCGCAAGAATTGAAAAAGAATCGCATGGTCTTGTAACTCGTAAAGATTTGTTTCCAAACAACTTTTGGCTTATATGGCCTGAATTGTTGGAAAAACCCAACGCATTTGGTTTACAGCAAGAAGAAGATTTGGAGTAGAATCACACTCCCTGTAGTAGGCGCAAAAAGTCAGCGTTTTTGAAAAAGACTGGGATGGGCTAGAGGCCTGTGAGATAAATGCACAGGAGCAAGGGTCGACACCTTCGATAGCCGTCAAGACCTGGGTAGAGCCAGCTTGAGTACCATCGTTACGGAATACATCTCTCTACAATACCGCCACCTTTGGCGTTGGTCGTTCTATGGAGAAACACAATGTTATATAAAATGAAAGATTTGATTTGCAAGTGCGGATTAAAATTCATGTATGTAGATTGGATTCATAGCAGAAAAAGAGGTTGGTGCTGTTACAAATGTAGAAAAACTCATTTGTTGGAAAAACGCAACCTAAGGGTAAATACTTACATAAATCTATTGCAATCCGAATAAACTACAGTCTTTAAAGGGGAAATTAAATGACTAAACAAGAAATACTCAAAGAAATGGTAATTGCTTTTGACATCATTCAAAAGATTGCCCAAGAAACTGACGGTCAAAACGAAAAGTTAACAAATTTGTTAACACAAGCTGAACTAGGTATTTATGACTCAGTTTATGTAATTGAAGATGAGTTGTTTATAGAATGAATTTTACCGAAATATGCCCATGTGACGGCTGTGAATGGGCTACTAAATGCGGTGAATATGAATTAGCTTGTAGGGCATTTTCTAGTTTTGTATTGCGTGGCACTTTTTTAGATACTAGCGTTAGGATGCCATCAGGACAACTTTTTCATAAGATATTTAAAGAAGATGACAAGGCTTTGCTTAATTACCTTAAATCTTTGCGAATGAAAGAAGAAGTACAGAAATTATTGTTTGAATAGGGGAATGTATGAACAATGAACCAGTAGCGTGGATGGCGGAGATTATCCGAAAAGATGGTGTTGATGACAGCGAGTTAAGTTTTACAAAAGATTTTGCCGAGTCAATAGCAAGACCAATGGGCGCAAAAGTTATTCCACTCTACACCCATCCAGCAAAGACACTAACAGATGAGGAAATAATTGAAATTGCTGAAAAATCAAGACAATGGGTAAATGACTCAAAAAATAGATTAGAAGGTGCAGATTGTAATTTGTATGGAAACGCTTACAACAAACATTTTGCTAGAGCAATACTAAGAAAGGCACAAGAGAAATGACAGATTTTGTAATTATTGAAGAAGCAGATGGGTCACTTACCGTTAATTTAAACGGTGGTGAAATTACTATAGGGGAAAACCATGACAAAGAACGACAAGAAACTACTGACACAGATGATTGAAGCTGGCAGATTTAGTTATGCTATGTATGAATTGCTTATAGAACAAAATAAAGCTGATTCTAAGGCCATGATTAAGAAGATGGGCAACAAATGGGTGTGTCACCCAGACAACCGTGTAAAACGCCTAGAAACGCCTTTAGGACAGCTTACAAAAGGTTCAAGAGTTCTTAACCATATTAAGGGCTTCTGATTCCTCTTTATCAACTCTGTTTAACCAACCTTTTCCAAATATGGGAAAGGTTTTTAATGTTCTGTAATATTCTCGTCTAGCTTCAGAGAATTTAGCGATAAGAGTTGTAGTATCGGAGTCACAAATAAGTTCTCTTGTTTTTGGGCCAATAACTCCGTCAGGTACGCATCCAATAGATGATTGAAGCAATTTAACTGCCCTACCTGGCCCTGCGTTAACTCCCATTGAAAAGACAATAAGGTCGAGTCCCCTAGGCAATACTTCTCCATAACAAGGCCTCCAGAATCTTTGTTCATATAAGGGTGCTACTTGGTCTTTTGTGAGGTTTTTTAGGGACTCTACAGGGTGACCTACCCATTCTTCCCAAACACGCTTGGTAACGCCTAAATTGGTTTCACCGCCTGGATCACCTTGCAATCCTTTTGGCCCTGTCCAACCGCCTTCTGCTTTTAATACCAAATCAAGGCACTCTTTAAAATCATTTGCCATTAAAAATGCCTATTTGCTCATTTAACCACGCTTGTAATGAAACAAGCTGTAATGTGGTCATTGCACATTTTTCAATAAATTTAGGGTCGGTGGCGGTGCCATCAGAGTCGCTGGCGGTTGCGGAAATTGTGCCTGTTTGACCGCTATTGGAGAGGCGCATCCCAGCATAAGTGTGCTTAATAAGAGCAAGCTTATTTTCATAATCATTTTTCACCTTTTCAGTTACTTGGTTAGCTTCTTTAGCTTTTGCTTGAATAATCATATCTTGTTCTTTTGCGGCTAATTCAGCTTTAGCCACATAAGTATCATACTTTGCAGACTCATATTTGCCATAGCCAATGCCACCAACGGCTGCCAAAGTTAAAGCTGCATATATATAAAATTGAATAGGAATAGTTAAACCAAACATTATTTATCCTCCAAGGGCATTGTGGTTACAAATCTAAGCACAGCAACAACAATACCAATACAAATAAGTAAAACGCCATACAAACGAGGATTAATAAGCTGCTCAATATAACTAAAATTATCATACAAAGCGCCTAATATGACTAAAGCCAATGAGAACCACATTGTCTTGGAGTGCATAGCACCCCTAGTTCTACGCCTCATTTTGCGTGATAAAGACCAGCAAAAAAGCTAATAATTCCGCTAACGGCAGACACAATAGCCATACCCATCCAAAAACCACCACGACTTTTATTGGCTAATTCAAGTAGTTCTTTGATGTCCCTGTCCATGCCATCTACTTTTTGTTGCAAAGTTTCGACTTGATTGACTAATCCGCCAAATTTAAACATATCAAATTCAGCCATGATTACGCTTTCTTTTTGCGAGTCGTAGCCTTTTTTACTGTTGGCTTTTTAGCAACAGTTGTAGCTTTATGGGCAACTTCTTTAGGTGTAGGGAAAGACCATGCAGTATCTACACTTACTTTTGGCATATAGCCAATTTTGTCAAATAACCAAGTAACAATAAACATAATTTCTCCTTAAGCTGTGTAGGTACCATTAGCCAAGAACTGCAATACAGTATTTGAGCCATTTGTTGTAACAATAACTGAACTACCTGTATAAGTTCCTGAATAGAAAGAAGTTGGGACAGATATAACTACAACGCCTGAACCACCGTTTGTAGATCCTAAAGTGCGATTGTAGGCAAATCCTCCGCCACCAGAACCTGTATTTGCAGTTCCTGCTGTAGCTGCTGTATCGCCTGTGGTTGGAGATCCTTTACCACCAATACCGCCACCGCCAGATCCACCATTACCGTAGCCATAGTAGCCACCACCACCGCCACCACCGCCATAGGAAAGGGTGCTTCCAGTAAGAGCATTGGTAACTCCACCACCACCATTACCGCCAACGCCTAAATCAGCACCGCTATCGTAACCTCCACCGCCTGTTCCTGAAGCGCCACCGCCTCCACCACCGCCTGTGTTTCCAGATCCACCTGCACTACCTCCTGGTATGCTTTGACCTGATGTACCGCCATTGCCTGCGCTACCTGCGCCACCACCGTTAGCGGTAATTGCGCCAAATGAAGATGCTTGACCTGCGGAACCTAAACCGCCACCTGAGCCAACAACAATATTGTATGTATCTCCAACATTAATTGATGTAGAGCTATACAAGTATTGACCTGCTCCACCACCACCACCACCGCCTGTACTATTATTACCACCGCCACCACCGCCACCAATCATAAAGTAGGTAGCAGAGTAAACGCCATAAGTTACAGACGCAGTAGAGTTAGAGTTAGCTGTAGAGCTACCAAAACTATTAGTAGCGGTTACACGGCAATTTAATGTAGAACCTACGTCAGCATTTTGAATAACGTAAGTATTTGAATTTGCACCAACAATGTTAGTTGTGTTATTGCGTTGCCATTGATAAGAGAAGCTAGTAGGCGAATTTACCCATGTACCATCAGTAACGCTTAATGTTCTAGTGGTTTTAGGTACTCCGCTTACTACAGGCGCAACAATATTGGTAGGACTATTAGATCCATTACATAAACCAAATACGTTGGCTGAAGCAGAGCCAATTTTAGAAATAATGGGCATTATGCAAACTTACTTTGTGAACCAATAACTGTATAGGTAGCAGAACCAGTTTTAATGATAGCAAAACAATAAATGTCTATAGAGTTTGCATTGCCTGTTGAAGGTGCAGTTCCATTTTGCCATTTAGGGGTAACTGTTGTGCCGTCAATCTGAATGACGTTAGGATAATAAGCCGTAGCACCATTAGTTACCATTAAACTTATGGTTACGGTATCGTTTGTAGATAAAGCCGTATTTAATGAAGTTCCGCTAGAAAATGCTACATTTAAAGTAAAGTTTGTAGTTGCATT